TTCACAGAGCAAGAGATTGCAGATATGGGTGTGTATAACAAAGAGGACGTAGACCAGTGCTACGGACTGCTGTTACGACTCATACCGCAAACTAAAAAGGACGAGGTCAAACTAGTAGACATAACAATTAGGTCGCTGATAGAACCACAGTTCGATTGCGATACTGACCTACTGAACAAGACCTTGGTAGAAGAAGGTATACGCAAGCGTGCGCTACTACTAGACGCCGCAGACAAGATGGGAGTTAGTGAGTTAGGTATGGACGATGACGAAAAGGTACACAGTGTACTAAAGTTGTTGTCATCAGCACCTAAGTTCGGTAAATTCCTAGAAAGTCTAGGAGTGGAAGTTCCAACAAAAGTGTCGCCAAGAACCGGTAAAGATATCCCTGCGTTGGCTAAGACAGATGAAGATTTTATTGCTATGCAGGAACACGATAATCCACTTGTGGCAACTGCGGCAAATGCTAGACTAGATGCTAAAAGTACCATATTACAAACGCGCATAACTGCGTTTCTAGCGGCGACTGAGGCTCACCCACAACACCAAGTACCTATCCCTCTTAAGTACTACGGAGCGGACACTACCGGTCGATGGTCGGGGTGGGCGTATAACCCGCAGAACCTACCAAGGATAAACCCATATTTTCCCAAGCCGTCTGACGCACTGAGGAAATCTCTAATAGCACCCCCGGGTTACAAGGTAGTAGTGGCTGACTTATCGGGTATTGAGTTACGGGTTAACCACTTCTTATGGAAGGTTCCGGAAAGCATGGAGTTGTTCGAGAACGATAGAGAGAATGCAGACCTATATAAGGACTTCGCTAGTAAACTATACGAGGTAGACGAAGCTGAGGTGACCAAGGAACAACGACAAGTTGGTAAGGTCGCCCACTTGGGTTTAGGTTTCGGTGCGGGTCACGTTACATTCCAAAAAGTAGCTAAACTTATGGGTGGTGTTAATATCGACTTAGACGAATCTAAAGATATTGTCGACGCGTGGAGAACATCTTATGCAGACATAACTGCGGCGTGGAGAACGTGCCACAAAGCTCTACCTACAATCATGCGAGGTGCTACGGGAGGTTCACTAGACCCTTGGGGTATGGTGTACCCGATACCGGAGGGGTTACAAACACCCAAAGGTGTAATCAGATACCCCAACTTAAGAACTGAGCCTAACGAGGAAACCGGTAGAACAGAGTTTGTTTACGGCGAAGGTCGCAACAAAGCAAGAATATACGCAGGAAAAATAGTAGAGAACATCGTCCAACACTTGGCTAGATGCGTAATCGCCGACAACACGCTAGAAGTCCAACGTGTGTCACGACTCATACCCGCGCTGATGGTACATGACGAACTCGTCTACGTAGTACCAGAAGAAAAAGCGCAAGAGACGCTCGACATGGTTCAAAACATAATGCGTACACCCCCCACTTGGTGGCCGGAACTCCTTACGTGGAGCGAGGGCGACATCGCTGATACATACGGCGACGCCAAATAATCATAAATTAACGCCCCTTAGCACCTACCTAGAGGGTACACTATTTTAGATACTTGGGGGAAATCCCCAAACCAAATAAGGAAATAACATGACTCACGAAGAAAAATGTTCGCAAGAAGCTGAGGACTACGCAGATGTAGTAGCCTCTAGCGGAGCAGGTATTACCTACGACGACGCGTACAACCACTACATGAAGAAGTATTTAAGCGATTTTAAAAAAGAGGAGAGAAAGGATGGCGAAACCGACTAGACCCTGGAGTTACTCAGCGCTAAACGCGTTCGAGACCTGCCCACGTAGGTACCAACTAACTCGAGTAACAAAAGAGGTACACGAGAAACAACACGAAGCATCTCTTTGGGGTAATAAAGTCCACAAGCACCTAGAGGACTACGCCAACAAGAAAGGCCCGCTACCTAAAGACCTACAGAAATACGCCAAGTACGTGGATAAGATTTTCACATACGAGGGTAAGCGAGTAGTTGAGAAGCGCATGGCTATTGATAACAACTTTAGACCGACAAAATGGATGGCTAAAAACGTGTGGTGTAGAGGCATCATAGATATAGGTGTGGTCGGCTCAAAGACAGCGTACCTACTAGATTGGAAAACGGGAAAGAGAAAACCGGACTCAGACCAGCTTAAGTTGTTTGCGGCATTAGCATTTATCCACTATCCTTGGGTAGAAAAAATAGTTTGTGGCTTCATTTGGCTTAAAGTAGGTAAGTTCGATAAAGAGATATACACGAGAGACCAAATCCCGGAGTTATGGGAGGAGTTTCTACCTAGAGTTGATAGGTTAGAGATAGCGTTCGACGACGACAAGTGGCAGGCTAAACCTTCGGGGTTGTGTCGCAATTGGTGCCCAGTTGGTAAAAAATTGTGCGACTTCTGCGGGGTGTAGCATGGCTATGACACCGGAAGGAAAAGTAAAGAAGAAAGTAAAAGAGTATTTAGTATCAATAGGTGCATGGTACTACATGCCCGTGTCAAACGGCATGGGACGTTCGGGGTGTCCGGACATACTAGTATGTTACAAAGGTCATTTCTTGGCTTTTGAAACTAAAGCACCGGGGAAGCTAAAGAATACAACTCCAAACCAAGACAGAGAGATTGCAGGTATTAATAAAGCAGAGGGTCTTGCTATTGTAGTTGATGACGTAGAACAAGTTAAGGAGGTAATCAATGCCAAAGACATCGGCTAAGTCGCTAAAAACTAAAGCGGCGTATAACAAGAAACCAAGTGTTCAAAAGAAACGCGTGGCAAATAACAAAGCACGACGCCACGCGTTAGCAAAAGGTACCGTTACGAAAGGCGACGGTAAAGATGTTGACCACAAGAAGCCACTGGCAAAAGGTGGAAGCACAAGCGACTCAAACACACGAGTGGTTAGTCAGAAAACAAATAGAGGGTGGAGAAAGAAAAACCCGGAGATGTACAAAAAAGGGAGAAAGTAAATGTCAGCAAATGATAGGCAGGTCAGCGGTAGTCACTACCAGACTGAGATACAGCCTTGGGACTTCATAGTCGCAAACAACCTTAATTACTTAGAAGGCAACATCATTAAGTATGTGTGCCGGTACAAAGATAAGAACGGTATTGTAGACCTACATAAGGCACAACACTACTTACATAAGTTAATTGAGGGGTTAGAAAATGTTAGTTCACAAGAAGAAAAAGGCTCTATTACTGAGGCTTAGAGAGCCGGATAGAGTTCTAAATGTCATAACGACAGCAAAAAAAGTAAAAGTAAAAGGGGTGGAGTACGTAGCAGTACCCCACCGGATAGATGAGACAAGGATACTAAGAAACTTAGGGCATGACGCACCGTCACCTATTAGGTACCACTACGAGTGGTCGGGGAGGTTTACCCCTTTTTCAGCCCAAAAAGACGCGGCGGCGTTTCTATCTACGCACAAGAGAGCGTTCAATCTAAGTGAGTTAGGCACTGGTAAGTCACTGGCTTCACTGTGGGCGTACGATTTCCTAAAGAAAGAAGGGAAACTAAACAAGGCTTTAATTATAGCACCACTGTCTACTTTGGAAAGAACGTGGGCAGATGAGTTGTTCAATCACTTCCCGCACTTAACGTGCGCAGTACTGCATGGTACTAGAGCAAAAAGGTTAAAGTTATTGGCGCAAGACGTGGACATCTACATTATTAACCACGACGGACTAGCTATTGTAGAAGAAGCTCTACAAAATAGACAAGACATAGACCTAGTAGTACTAGACGAGATAGCGCAGTGTGCGCGTAACGCTAGTACCGACAGATGGAAAGTTATAAATAAAATTGTAAACAAGCACAAGAAAAAAAGAGCTTGTTGGGGTATGACCGGAACGCCTACACCTAACTCCCCTACTGACGCTTGGGCACAGTGCAGACTCCTAGTACCCGAGAAAGTACCTCCCTATTTCAACAGATTTAAGATGCAGGTTATGCGTCAGTTGAGTCAGTTCACTTGGATACCTAAGCCGAATGCGACGGACATAGTAAAAGATATTATGCAACCCGCAGTACGGTTTACTAGAGATGAATGTTTAGACCTACCACCTCTATTGTACGAAACACGGCAGGTTAGTTTAACCAAGGAACAGACTAAGGCGTATAAAGAAATGATGACTAGGTTGCAGACTCAAGCAGATACCGGAGCCATAACAGCGGTTAACGAAGCTGTAAAACTAGCAAAACTAATTCAAATTGCTTGTGGCGTCGTCTACGCCGATGATGGATCAGAAGTAACGATACCGTCGAACCCACGCATCCAAGAAACAAGAGACATAGTACGAGCCGCGGAAGGAAAGGTAATTGTGTTCGTGCCGTATGTTTCCTCAGTTAAGATGGTAGCAGAAGAACTGAGTAAAGACTTCACAGTTGAGATTATTTACGGCGGAGTTAAGAAGAACGAGCGCGACCGTATATTCGGTGAGTTCCAAAAAGGTAAAGACCTAAAAGTTATTGTGGCTCAACCAGCGGCTATGTCCCACGGGTTGACTCTAACCGCCGCTAGTACAATTATTTGGTACTCATGTGTTACATCCAACGAAACTTTTGAACAAGCCAACGGTAGAATTAATAGACCGGGGCAAAAAATGAACAATTTTATCATCATGCTTGAGGG